TCGTCGCCGCTGGTGGCCGCAACGCTCGAGGCGTCGCGCGGCATCTATGTTCCGACAATGTCGGAGGGCTACACGCAGCACTTGATGAACCTCAAGCTGATGACGGCGGCGGCGTCCGCCACCTCAACGGCCAACGCGCGGCAGTCTATCTATCTGTGCGACTACCTTCTCTACTACCCGTTTATCGACACGGACGCGGTGGGCGAGCAGCAGGACCTCGAGAACACGGTAACGATACCGCGCTACCCGTGGGGCCGAGTCGTCGCGGTCGCGCAGTCGGCGGCTTCGACAGTCGGCCAGTTCACGATGACGTACACCAATCAGGACGGTGTCGGCGGGCGCGTCAGCCAGAACCACTTTACGCTTTCGACGCTCACGGGCGGCGGTCAGGTCGCGGCAACGCAGCAAAGCGGCGCGGGGTTTACGCCATTTCTCGGCTTGCAAGCCGGTGACTACGGCGTGAAGTCGATCGAGTCCGTCACGATGACGGCGGCGGGCGGCGGGCTGATGGCCCTCGTTATCGTCCAGCCGCTACTGCATCACACGGCGACGCAGGAATGCCGCCGCGCCGCCTTCCTCGACAGCTTCGGCTCGTGCGACGAGTTGCAGTCGCTTATTCATCAAGCGGGTGCGCCAGAGATCAAGAACGGCGCGGTGCTCGGCATTGCGTCGCAGGGCATGGCGGGCTCGCTGGCGTCGTCGATCCTCGTCGGCGTTCTGGAAACAATCTGGAATTAGGAGACGGACATGGGCTTTGCATCGCAGGACGATCTGATCAACCAGATCACGACGAACGGAAAATACGACAACGCCTATTTCAACAAGGCGCTTGGCGCTGCCGGTATGGCTGGCGCTTGGCAGTTGCTCGCACCGCACGCGGGCACGCCGGTCGCAAGCACGTTCGCCGGTACTGACCTTACCTATGTCCCGACCGACAACACGTGGGGCGAGGGCACGATTTACACGGGCGGCAATGTCGATCCGGCGACGAAACACTTTCTTTCGGCGGGCGCGTCGGTCGTCGCGGCGGCGGGTGCACCTTGGTATATCCAATGCATTGACCTTGTGGGCTACGTCCCGCTGACCGGCACGAACGTATCCACGACCGGAACCAAGGTCGTCACGATGACGGCCATTGGGTCGGGCGGGGGCACGGGCGACCGCTACCCAAACGGTCAGGGCCTGCGCCTGTTCGTCGCGGCGGATACCGCGATGGGTGCGAACGCGCCAACGTGCATCATCAACTATCTCGATACGGCAGGCGGTGCCGGGGCCACGACTACCTTTACCTCGACGGCCTCAATGACCATCGGCTCGCTGTTGAACACGGGCGCTGCCGCGAACAAATACAACCCGTTCCTGCCGCTCGCGGCGGGCGATACGGGCGTTTCGGATATCGTGTCACTGGTCTGGGCTGGCACGGCGCACGCCTCGGGCACGGTCATCATCGGCCTGTGCAAGCCGCTCTGGACGATCCCGGTTCCAGCGACGGGCCTCTATACGAAGATGGATTTCGTCAACGCGCTGCCGTCCCTGCCGAAGATACCGGACGGTGCAAATATCCAGTTCCTCATGTTCCAGACTGGCGCGACGACGTCGGGCGGCACGGTGCTGGTCGACTTCGATTGGGCTTATGGGGGCTGATGTGGACAAGGATCTGCTCGCCATCGTCAACGACTTCGCACAGTGGAAGGGCGACGCCTTCCGGCTGGCGGCGTTGATTGCCGAGGCGCAGAAAGAGATCGACCGGCAGAAGGTGACGGACGCCGGGCACCCTGACGCGGCCGAGGCGATCTAATGGGCGTGTTGCAGAACGCATCTCGGGAGCGCCTGGGCGTTTACCGCGTCTTGGGCGGTACGGTGCTGAATAGCGCTTATCCGCAAGAGACGGTCATAAACCGGCACCTCACCGGAATGCAGCGGAACCTGACGGCCGGGCAGGGTATCGACGACGACAAGGCCGGCGTGCCTGACGGCGCGCGTCATCCGGCGGCGTGGATCATGCCGCAGAAGTCTGGACGCATCGCGGCGCGCAACGAGGTGCTGCCGACGCTTACGACGTCGGCCTCTATAGCAGGCGGCCGTAACATCGAGGGCTCGGCGTCGCCGGCGCTGTCGACGAGCGGAACGGGCCAGCTTGTCGTGTCGGGCGTAGGGTTGGCGACGCTGACGCTCACGACCAGCGGCACGGTCGTTGCGGCGCTGGCGGCCGAGGGTTCGACGGCTTTGGCGATCACGACCAGCGGCGCCGTGACGGCCAAGGGCAACATCGCGGGCTCGGCCAGCATGTCGCTGTCGCCGTCGCTGACGAGCTACGCGACCGGCGAGTTGGCGGGCAGCGTCAACATGGGCTCGGTGGCGCTGGGCGCCGACACGTTCTCGGCATACCTGCTCGACGAGACGGACATCGAGACGGGGCTGACGCTGCGCCAGGCGCTGCGCGTCATCGCGGCGGCTACAGCGGGCAAGGTTGCCGGGGCGGAGACGACGACAGTTACGATCCGCAACGCGCAGGCCGACGACAAAAACCGCATTACGGCCACGGTCGACGCGAACGGCAACCGCACCGCAGTCGTGCTCGATGTTTCCTAAGTCCTACTTCGCGGTGCGCTACTTCGCGCCCGCCTACTACCCGCCGATCGGCTCGATCATCGTGACGCCGACGGTCAGCTACGGCATCTATCCTCGCTTGCGTCGTCGCAAGCGATAGGCTACTGTACCTAGGAATTTCAGCAAGGAGACCTCCATGAGCTTCGGTGGCGCCCCCTCGATGCCCGCACCCCCGCCGCCCCCGCCCGCGCCCCCGCCTCCGCCGACGGAGGTCAGCCCGGAGGTGAAGAAGGCGCGGGCCAGCAACCGCCAGGCCGCAGCGCTCTCCGGCGGGCGCCAGTCGACCGTGCTGACGACGGCGCAAGGGCTCACCGACGTTGCCGCGCAGGGCCGTAAGCAAGTCCTCGGGGTCTAGCACCATGCGCGACCCCAACAGCAAGGAGTATCTCCAGAAGCAGTTCCTCGCGATGAAGCTGGAGCGCGAGACTTTCGACGCGCACTACAAGGAACTGGCCCGCTACATCAACCCGCGCCGCGGCCGGTTCCTCACGACCGACCGCAACAAGGGCGAGCCGCGCCATCAGGAGATCATCAACAGCCACGCCTCGCAGGCCCACAAGGTTTGCACGAACGGGCTGCTGTCTGGCATCATGTCGCCGGCGCGGCCGTGGTTCGACCTCGTCGTGGACGACCCAGACCTCATAGAGTTCCAGCCGGTCAAGGTCTACCTCGAGGAAGTCGGCAAGCAGATCAACCGCGTCTTCAACGCCTCCAACCTCTACAACATGGCGCCGACCATGCTCGGCGAGATGGTGCTGTTCGGCACCGGGGCCATGTCCCACGAGGACGACTTCGAGAACGTGGCGCGCTTCTATGCGCACACGGTCGGCAGCTACATCATCGCGCAGGACGAGAACTATCGCGTCAACGTGTTCGGCCGCGAGTTCGAGATGACCGTCATGCAGATGGTCAAGAAGTTCGGCCTCGACAACGTCTCGATCAACGTCCGTCGCGCCTACGATCAGGGCGACTACCACGCTTGGTACCCGGTGTGGCACCTGATCGAGCCGAACCCGGAGGCCGATGCGCGCAAGCCGCTCGCCAAGTACAAGGCGTTCCGCTCCTGCTACTTCGAGCCGGATCGCGTGCAGGCCAACGACATCGGCAAGTTCCTGCGCAAGTCCGGCTACGACGAGTTCCCGGTCTACGTGCCGCGCTGGGCCGTCACGGCCGAAGACATCTACGGCACAGACTGCCCCGGCATGACGTCGCTCGGCGACGTGAAGATGCTGCAAATCCAAGAGCGCGAGATGGCCAAGGCGATCGCACGGCAGAACACGCCGCCGCTGCACGGGCCTGCGACGCTGGCGAACAAGGAGATCGACCTGCTGCCCGGCGGCGGGACGTTCTACGATGCCGAGGGCACCTCGCGCCTGATGCCGGTCTACCAGCCGAACGCCGACCTCAACTCGATGATGGCCGACCTTCAGCGCACGGCGGCCCGCATCGACCGCGCGATGTTCGTCGACCTGTTCCTCGCCATCACGAGCATGGAAGGCATCCAGCCGCGCAATCAGTTGGAACTGACGCAGCGCAATCAGGAGCGCCTGCTGCAACTCGGGCCGGTCCTCGAGCGCACCCACAACGAGTTCCTGACGCCGCTGGTCAACCGCACCTTCAACCAGCTTGTGCGCGCCTCGACCGACGCGAACGGCAACTGGCTCGAGACGGCCGTGCTGCCGCCTCCGCCGCCCGAGCTTCAGGGCCGCGAGGTTGAGCCGCGATACATCTCGTCGATCGCCATCGCGCAGCGCGCGGCCGGCGTCGGCCCGATCGAACAGACCGTGGCTCTCGTCGGCGGCCTGATGCAGGCCGGCATCCTGCGCGACAGCTTCAAGATCGACGGCGATCAGGTCGTCGACGAATACGCCATGCGCGTCGGCGCCCCGCCGAAGATCATCGTGCCGGACGAGACCGTCGGCGAGCAGCGGCAGGCCGCGCAGCAGCAGGCCAACATGGCGCAGATGGCCGAAGTCGCTGCCACGGGGGCCAAAGCGGGCAAGGACCTCATGCAGGCGCAGGCGGCGGCGCAAGGCCAAGGGGCGCGTCGGTGAGCGAAGAGGACGGCATCTTCGAGGCGCGGGAGCCCGGCAACCAAGTCGCCGTCGAGGCGCAGGAACTCTTCGAGGTGATGCGCACCGCAGCGGGCCGCGCCGTCCTGTGGCGGTTGCTCGAAGCGGGCGGGCTGAACAATCAGACCTATGTGGGAGAAAATCCCTTGCGCGGGGCTTTCCTGTCCGGTAAAAGGGATGTTGTCCTCCAACTCTGGAGGCAGATGCGCACGGTTGACCTCGGGCTTGTGCGCCTCATGGAAGACGAGGGAATAGCGCGAGAACTCGCGCGGAAAGGTGGTCAGTAGCATGGCTGGGGAAACCGAAGACAAGGGCGGCGCCGCTGGCGCAGCCGGAGGCGTCACCGGCGACAAGCCGGCGCAGGCGCTCGGGGGCGACGTGAAGGCTGGCGCCGAAGGCTCGAAGCCGGAGAGTGCCGAAGGCGCCAAGCCGACCGAGGGTGCGAAGCCCGAAGGCAAGCCGGCGGACAAGAAGGACGAGAAGCCCGCCGGCCCGCCGGAGAAGTACGAAGATTTCAAGGTCCCCGAAGGCGTCACGGTCGACGCGGCCGTCATCGACAGCTTCAAGGGCCTCGCCAAGGAACTGGGCCTGACGCAGGAAGCGGCGCAAAAGCTCGTCGACTTCCAGGCCGCCAACGAGGCGGCTCAGGTCAAGAAGATCGGCGAGTTCTGGGACAAGCAGGCTTCCGACTGGCTCGGCGAAGCCAAGGCCGACAAGGAGATCGGCGGCCCCAAGTTCGACGAGAGCGTGGCCGCGGCGAACGCGGCGCTCAAGCAGTTCGGCACGCCGAAGCTGATCGAAGCTCTCCAGACCTACGGGATGGGCAACCACCCCGAGGTGATCCGCGCGTTTGCGCGCGTGGGTCAGGCCATCCAGAACGACAAGCTCGTTCCTGGGGGCAAGGGCGGCGAGCAGGAGGTCCGCGCTGCGGACGTCATGTATCCGTCCATGCGTGCGAAGTAACAACCCCAACTAGGAGGAACCAGCAATGGCCGCTCTGTCCACCCTGAACCCCACTCTGCTCGACCTCGCCAAGCGCACCGACCCCAACGGCGCGATCGCGAAGGTGATCGAAATCCTCGACCAGACGAACGAACTCATCCCGTTCCTGCCGATCGTCGAGGGCAACCTGCCCACCGGGCACCTCACCACCGTCCGCACCGGCCTGCCGCCGGTGACGTGGACGACCCTCTACTCGGGCGTCACGCCGGGCAAGTCGACGACCGTGCAGGTCACGGAGAGCGTCGGCCGCCTGGAAGCGTATGCCGAGGTCGACGACCGCCTCGTCCAGCTTGCCAAGGACAAGGCCGGCTTCCGTCTGACCGAGGAGAAGGCGCAGATCGAGGCGTTCAATCAGGAGATGGTCCGCGCCCTCTTCTACGAGAACGTCACGACCAACCCGGAGCGCTTCACGGGCCTGGCCCCGCGCTACAACACCCGCAACACGTCGACCGCCGCCAACGCGGAGAACGTGATCCACGGCGGCTCGGCCGACACGGACAACGCCTCGATCTGGCTGCTCGTCCTCGGCGAAGACACGATCCACGGCCTGATCCCGCAGGGTTCGGCCACGGGCCTGTCGATCGAGGACAAGGGCAAGGTCACGGTCGAGGACGTCTCGAACGGCTCCAACACGGGCCGCGCCGAGATGTGGCGGACGCACTACGAGATGAAGATCGGCCTCTGTGTCCGCGACTGGCGCTTCGGCGTCCGCATCGCGAACATCGAGAAGTCGGCCCTCACCGCGGACGCTTCGAGCGGCGCCAACCTGCCCCGCCTGATGTTCCAGGCCATGAACCTGATCCCGTCCATGTCGCGTGGTCGGGCGGTGTTCTGCATGTCGCGCACGGTTCGCACCTACCTCGGCCAGCAGGTCGCGGAAGGCACGAAGAACTCGTCGCTGATGATGCAGGACGTCGGCGGCCGCATGGTCTCGACGTTCCAGAACATCCCCGTCCTCCGCGTCGACGCGCTCGCGGCCGACGAGGCGGTGGTCTCGGCGTAACCCTAGGCGGCCCCGGCTTCGGCCGGGGCCATCTTGGGACCAACCTTTCCTGAAGAGGAGACAGCAACATGGCCATTCTCGACAACCTCTCCACCTTCGCCGACGGCACCGCCCTCGGCGGGTCGACCGGGCGCCGCCTCGTCGGCAACCAGATCGACCTGGGCCTGACGGGCCGCAACGTCGGCGCGGGCAAGATGCTCTACGCCGTGATCCGCGTCGCGACAGCCGTCACCTCGGGCGGCACCACGAACGTCACGTTCGAGTTGGTGTCGGATGCCGCGGCGTCGATCGCGGTCGACGGCTCGGCGTCGCTCCACTGGTCGTCCGGCGCGATCGCCAAGGCGACCCTCGTGGCCGGCTACCAGATCGTCATCCCGCTGCCGCAGGGCTCGCCGGCTTACGAGCGCTACCTCGGCATCATCGCCAACGTCGACACGACGGCGGTGGACACGGGCGCGATCGACGCCTTCCTGACCTTCGACCCGCCGGATAGCTGGAAGGCTTACGCCGACGCCTCGAACTAAGGTCTAGTCCGGGCAGACAGGGGCGGCTTCGGCCGCCCCTGATCCCGCAAGTTTCGCGAAAAGGAGAAGGGACCTATGGCACTTTACTTCCTCGAGAACGACTGGTTCGCGCCGGACGGCCGCTGGTACAAGGCCGCGCGCGTCCAGCCCGTCGAAATCCCCGACGAACTCGCCAAGAGCCTGCCGAAGTCGGCCAAGCGCTACGACGGCACGCCGCGCGAGCAGCGGGCGACGCCGGTCCCGATGATGAACATCCCGGTGCGCGGCTTCCGCACGGTCACGAACGACGACCTGCTGGCCAAGCAGGCGGCCGAGCCAGCGCCGGAGCCCGAGAAGCCGGCCGAGATCGTCGTGGCGGAAGCCGAAGCGGCGGCCGTCGGCGATGCCGAGCGCAAGGCAGAGAAGGCCCCGACGCGCCAGCGCCGCGGGTAACGGGCTATGTCGGCCCTGACCACCGTCCAGATCGCGAACCTGGCGCTCGACCACATTCGGGCCGGCTCCATCGAGAGCTTCACCGAAGCGTCGGTCGAGGCGCGGGCGATCAAGCTGTGGTTCGACACCTGCCGCCGGGAGGTCCTCGAGCGGCACGACTGGGCGTTCGCGCGCAAGCGGCTGGCTCTGGCCACGCACAGCGAAGACCCGCCGGAAGGCGTGTGGTCGTTCCGCTACCAGTACCCGACCGACTGCGTCTCGATGCGCCGGCTGCGCAACCCTGCCGGCGAGCAGGCCGACCCGGTGCCGTTCGCCGAGGAAGCCGCGACCGATGGCTCGCGCTCGATCCTGACCAACCTCGACGACGCGATCGCCGTCTACACCTACGACTGCACGAACCCGCTTGTTTATACGCCGTCGTTCGTCATCGCGCTCTCGCATTGCCTCGCCTGGCGCGTGGCTTTCCGCATCACCGGCAAGCGCTCGGTGGCCGAAGAGCAGGGCGGCATCTACAACGCCACGTTCCGACTTGCGGCCGTGCAGAACGCCAACGCTGCGGCCAGCGAGCCGCCTCGGGACGCCTCTTGGGTCCGGGGGCGCTAAATGCCCTCGCTTATCCAGCCCTCCTTCGCGAAGGGTGAAGTCGGCGACGACATCTTCGGTCGCGTCGACACGGCCGCCTACCAAGTCGCCCTGCGCCGCGCCTACAACGTCGTCATTCGCGCGGCCGGCGGTGCTGCGCGTCGTCCGGGCACTTACTTCATCGGCCCGGTCAAGACGCACACTTACGCCCCGCGCCTGATCCCCTTCCAGTTCAAGACGACCGACACCCACATTCTCGAGTTCGGGGACCAGTACATCCGGTTCATCCGAAACGACGCTTACATCACCCGCACCGCCACGAATATCTCCGGCATCACGACGGCCAACCCGGCGGTAGTGACGTCCGCGTCGCACGGCATCTCGAACGGCGAGGACGTCTACATCGAGGGCGTCGTCGGCATGACGCAGGTCAACGGGCGCTGGTTCCGGGCGGCCAACGTCACGACCAACACCTTCGAGTTGACCGATCAGGTCACCGGCTCCAACATCAATTCGTCGGCCTACACGACCTATTCGTCGGGGGGCACGGTCGCGCGCATGTACGAGATCAGCAGCCCTTACCTGCAAGCCGAACTCTTCGAGTTGAACTTCGTGCAGTCGGCCGACGTGCTGACGGTCGTCCACAAGAACCACGCGCCGCGCGAACTGTCCCGCGCCGGCTTGACCTCGTGGACGCTGGCCGCGATCAGCTTTGTGCCGACCACCACTTTCCCGACCGGCCTCAGTGTTTCGGTCGGCACGTCGGGCTCCGTCACCGACCGCTATATTGTAACGGCGATCGACGCGGCCACGGGGCAGGAGAGCCTCGCCGGCCTCAACACGACGTCGAGGACCATCACTGGCATCACGCAGGCGAACCCCGGCGTCGTTACGGCGACGGCCCACGGCTTCGAGAACGGCGACGAGGTTTACCTCGACGACATCGTCGGGATGACCCAGCTTAACGACAAGCGGGTGCGCGTGGCCAATACGGCGGCGAACACGTTCGAGCTTCAAGACCTCGACGGCAACAACATCAACACGACCTCCTACACCGCCTATTCGTCCGGCGGCACGGCGCGGCAGGCATTCGTCCGCATCACCAACAGCGCCACGACCCGGAACAACACGGTGTCTTGGACGGCGGTCAGCGGTGCGCGCAAGTATTCGATCTACCGCGAGGAAGCGGGCATCTTCGGCCTGATCGGAGAAGCCACGGGCACCTCGTTCGTCGACGCCAACTTCAACCCCGACGAGAGCGAAGGCGCCCCGCAGTTCCGCGACCCGTTCCAAGAGGCCGACAGCTACCCGAGCGCCGTCGGGTACTTCGAGCAGCGCCGGGTCTTTGGCGGGTCGACCGACAAGCCGGACACCAGCCAGTATTCGCGCATCGGCGGCTACAGCAATTTCTCGCGCTCGAGCCCGCTGCGGGACGACGACGCGATCGAGGCGCAGCTTCCGGCGCAGCGCGTCAACGAGGTGCGGCACTACATGCCGACGAACGATCTGCTCGTGTTCACCAGCGGCAGCGAATGGCGCGTGAACTCGGGGCAGGACAGCATCTTCGCGGCGGCCACGATCAAGCAGAAGCAGCAGTCGGCGTGGGGTTCGTCGTTCCAGCGCCCGATCCTGCTCGGTTCGACGGTGCTATTCGTGCAGGAGAACCGGGCGCGCGTCCGCTCCTTCGGCTACTCGCTCCAGGTCGACGGCTACACCGGCACCGACCTCAACCTGCTGGCCTCCCATATCTTCGCGAAGCACTACGCCGTCGACTGGGACATGGCGCGCTACCCCGACGCAGTTATCCATACCGTCCGCAGCGACGGGCTCCTCGCGGCCTTGACGTTCCAGCAGGAGCAGGAAGTCATCGCGTGGTCGCGGTGGGAGACCGACGGCAAGTTCGAGGCCGTGGCCGCCCTCCCGCGCGCGAGCGACGAACTGTTCGACCGCGCCTATTTCGTGGTCAAGCGCATCGTCAACGGTCAGGTCGTGCGCTACGTCGAGCGCCTGACGCCGCAGTACACCGACGCGGTCGAGGACTGCTTCTTTGTCGATTGCGGCCTGACCCTCGACGCCCCGATGGCGATCACCGGCGTCTCGCTCGCCGACCCTTGCGTCGTGACGTCCGCGGCGCATGGCCTGTCGAACGGGGACCTCGTCGACATCGTCGACATCGTGTGGGCGCCGGAAACCGACGCTTACGGGGGCACCAGCCAGCCCGACCAGTTGAACGGCCGCCGCTTCAAGGTCGCCAACGTCGCGACCAACACTTTCGAGCTTCAGGACTTGAGCGGCAACGACATCGACAGCAGCGCCTTCAACGCCTACCTCGAAGGCGGCAAGGTGCGCAAGGCGGTTCAGACGATCACGAACCTGCACCACCTTGAGGGCAGGACGCTGGTGGCGCTGTGCGACGGTAACGTCGTCGAAGACCTCGTTCCGTCCGTCGGCGTCGTCACGTTGCCGCGCCGCTTCAGCCGCGTCCATATCGGCCTGAAGTACGCCTCGGAACTCGAGACCCTCGACCGCGAAATCCCGCAGGGTACGACGCAAGGCAAGACCAAGACGATCGGTCGCATCGGCATCCGGTTCGAGAAGTCGCGCGGCCTCTTCTACGGCCCGTCGTTCGACCCGCGCCGCATGGTCGAGTTGAAGCAGCGCGAGAGCGAGAACTACGACGAGCCGACCAACCTCCTCAACGATATCCGCACCGTCTACATGGAACCCGACTGGAACACCGGAGGGCGCGTGTGCATCCGACAGACCTACCCCCTGCCGATGACGATCCTGGCCATCGCACCGGACTACACCTTCGAGGACTTCGAGCGGCGCGGTGACTAGGTACACGATCGAGCGCGCCACTGGGGATGACGCGCTCACCGTTGCTTCCTATCTCCGGCCCGAGGACCGACAGGAACTCGCGGCCACCTCCGGCCTGCCGCCCGAGGTCTCGCTGCCGCGCAGCCTCGAGGTCTCACGCGATACCTTCGTCGGCAAGATCGACGGGCGCCCCGCCTGCCTGTTCGGCGTCTACAGCCCGACTGTCTTGACCGCCCACGGGCACCCGTGGTTCTACGGCACGACGTTGCTGGCGGGGCACGAGCGGGCGTTCCTGCGCCGCTGCCGGCCGTGGGTGGCTGAAATGGGGCAGCGCTACGGCACGCTCCTTAATTGGGTTGACGCCCGCAATAGGAAAGCGATACTATGGCTGCGCTGGCTAGGATTTGATGTCGACGAGGCAACGATCCCCGCCGGGCCGCACGGCCTCCCGTTTCACCCGTACCGCTATGAGGGCGCGAAATGAGTTTCGATCCGGCAACCCTCACGGCAATCTCGATCGCTTCCACCGTCGCTTCGACCGGCCTCCAGATCGTCGGGCAGGGCCAGCAGGCGAAGGCGCAGCAGGCGTCCCACGAGTATCAGGCGGCCGTCGCCCGCAACAACCAGATCATCGCGCAGCGGCAGGCCGACGACGCCCGCGCGCGGGGAGCCGAAGCCGAGCGCCAGCAGCGCATCAAGACGCAGCAGTTGATCGGACGCCAGCGCGCGGTCCTCGCCGCCAACGGCGTCGTCGTCGATCAGGGTTCCGCGCTCGACATCACGACCGACACGACGGGCATCGGAGAGCAGGACGCACTGACGGTGCGCGCCAACGCCGAGCGCGAGGCGCTGGGCTTCGAGGCGCAGGGCATGAACTTCGGCGCGCAGGCCGGCCTCAACAGCTTCTCGGCCGCCAACTCTTCCGCCACGCTCGGGCAGGTCGGCACGGCGCTCGGCGGCCTCGGGACCGTGGCCGACAAGTGGTACCGCTTCCAAGGGCCTAAGTAATGGCTACCGTCCCGCGGGTCGCAAACACCTCCGTCGAACTCCGGCCGCTCGGTACACCGTACCAGACGGCGGCCGGTGCGACGCCCGAGGCTTTCGGCGCAGGCAACGCCCGTGCGCTGATCGAAGGCGGGCAGCGGCTCGGGCAGGCGGCAAACCAGATCGGCGAGTTGGCCATCCGTATCAAGGCCGAGGACGACGAGCGCGAAGCGAAGGAAGCCGACATCGCCTTCCGCCAGCGCAAGCTCGGCGTCCTGCGCGGCGACGGTACGACCGAGAACCCCGGCTTCTTCGGCACGCTCGGGCAGACGGCGATCGACGGCTACGGCACCAGCCGCAAGGCGCTGGAGCAGGCGCAGGAGGAAGTCGCCAAAGGAATGAAATCCGACCGCGCGCGGCGCCTGTTCCTCGAGAGCGCGCAGCGGCAGGTCGTTGACGCCGACGAGCAGATGCTCGGCCACGTCACTCGACAGCGCACGGCGGCGCAGGACGCGACCTCGATCTCGCGCATCAACTCGGCGGCGAGCGAGGCGGCACTGTTCCCGAACGACCCCAAGGTCGTCTCGAAGGGTATCGGCATCGCCGAGGCGGAAGCCGCAGCGATCTCGCAGCGCAACGGCGAGACCGGCGACGCGGCCGCAGACCGCGCCCGCACGGCACGCACCTCCGTCGTCAAGGGCGCCATCGACGCGGCGATCGAGAACGATGTCAAGGCGGCCGAGAGCATTTACAAGCAGTACGTCGGCGACATCGACGGCCGTCAGGCGGCGCTGCTGCGCAAGGCGATCGACGAGAAGCTGGTCGTCGTGGAGAGCCAGGTCGAGGCCGACAAGATTTGGGAAGAGGCCAAGAAGAACGGATGGGACGAAGTTACGACCAAGGACAAGGTACGCGAGCGCCTTGAGGGCAAGCTCGAAGACAGCGTTCTGACACGCATCAACCAACGCTTCGCCGA